TTGTAAGCCATACCGCGAATTTCTTCTACGATTTCAGGAGAAACGATAAGATCTGTTAAACCTCTACGAGCTCCAGAAGGAGTTCCACCAACAAATGAACTGTTGATTCTCTTAATCTTGGTGAATAACTTGTTTAAGTCATTAAGAATAAAAGAATTTTCACTTGCAGAACGAATAACATGCTTAGCTCCATTTGTAGAAGCGTTAGCTAATGCAGTCATAACGAGATTAGCGGAAGTTCTTTCTTGCTTAAGCATAACTTCTTGAGCGATGCGTGTGAAAGACTTGCTGACAACATCAAGACGGCTCTTTGCAGCATACTTCTTGTCAAAAGCGACAGCGCTATCTAAACGATAGGTTGCGATTTTGAGTTCAGAAGCAGTAGGCTGAACGACATTCTGAGGGAGACCACCAGCGACAGACTGAGAATAAACCTTGATGTAATCTTCGTCGAAAACATCGTAGTATAAATCCAAAGGAATCGAAGGATTGTCTTCTGCGTTGAATTGTAAACCTGTGAATAAGTTAGAAATGGTTGGAGCGTTATTAACGACCTCGGCTAAAACAGGACCAATGAATTCAGCCAAAGCGACTTGTGCGTCATAGGCTACTTCACGATTCTTAGATGCCAAAGCTTTGATGAGCTCAACCTGTTCGTCTGTTCTTTTTAAAACTATCTTCATATTATTAATTATTTAAGGGTTAGACGATGTTAGTTGTAACACAATCAATCTGGACCAAGGCATATTTACCTGTGCCTGTACCAGCGAACTGATCACTTCCACCAGTCTGAGAAGACCGTGAACCGGTAGCTAAAATTCTGCCAACAGCAGCTGTAGGAGTGGCGCTAGAAAGAACACCAGAAGCCTTACCTGCAGTAGCAGAAATAACTAAGTGAGAGTTGGGAACCATGTTAGCGTCAACCCAATCAATAGCTGCATCATCTAATGTAAAAATACCGCGAGTTGCAACAGGAACTGCTTGACCGCTTAAAACGGCTTGCAATTCTGCAGCTTTAACAGGATTGTACAGAAGTTTTTCGCCATTTTCGTCTTCTAAAATGGTTTGGTTTAACGTAATACCAAGAACGGGAGCGTCGTTGGTAGCCGCTGTGAAAGTTAAAGGTACTGAGGGATACTGAGCAGCGCCAACAAAAGGGTAATCAGTTTTACCTAAGTAACTGTTATCAGCATAAGTAATTGGATCACTGTCCAAGTTACCGGCTGAAACTTTTACGAATACACCAGCTGAACCATTACCATTTGTAGATGGAGATGTATCAGCAGTGTCGCTTGCAAACAAGTTAACTACGTCTTGCTCGCTGTACTGTCTGAATGGATATAATCTTAGTGCCATAACTTTTAAAAGTTAATTGTTATATTTTCTTTTGAAAAAGCCTTACTTAATTTATCTTTCCAAGAAACCTTCTCTTCAGTAGGCTCGATATTCTGAGCAGGTAAAGAAGCTTCTTCAGTTTGTGCGTTAGCTAATGCAGTTTCAACTTCAACTTCAGGTTCAACTTCAGCTGTTTCAGTTGTTTCTACAGAAGCTTCTGCGACTTCAACTTCTTCAGTTTTCTGAAGGCGTTTAGCTAATTCAGCTTCTAATTTTTCTTGAAAGATTTTTTCTTGCTCTTCTTTGAAAGCTTTACTCTTGTGACGGTAAATTACAGTTAATTTTTCCTGATAAGAAGCAAAAGCCTCATCTGAGCTATCTAAATTGTTTAATTCTTCAGCTAATAGTTTTCTATCAGCATCATCAAAATCATATTCTGTATCAAGAGTGCTCATTCTTGAGTTAAATAACTCTTGAGCAGCTTGCGCAGAAAGAACAGATTCTAATTCGTTAATTTTAGAAAGAGCGTTTTCTAATTTATCATTATTCTCAGTCAAATTCTTTTTCAACTCTTCAGCTTCAGCAACAGCTGTAGCTTTAGCTTCTTCAGCAGAAGCGATTTTAGACTGAATTTCTTCACTCTTTTCTTTAATGCTTTCAGCGATTTTAGTAGAGATGTTTGCAACAGCCTCTTCACTGAATGATTCTTTCGTCTGCTTTTCAGCAAGGACGGTCTTTAAATCTGATAATATCTTTTCTAAATCCATAATATTAGTTTTGGTTATATTTACAGGTTGTTTTTTATTTTGTGAAAATTTTTCATTAATTTTTAATACTTCAGGTGTATTATTATCCACCTCAGTATCTGTTGCTTCATTTTTATCCATTGAGTCTTGGGTTCCATCCCCAACGATTACGCCGCTTACGTTTGCCGCAGGGTTAGTTGTAAAACCTATACCTAACGGATAAATCCTTCCAGTTACAAGGCGATATACTGGAGTTCCATCATCTGTAAATCCAGTTCCATCAAAACCTCGTAAATACTTTTTAAATTCATTTATTTGTTCTTCTTTAGTAATGATTTCAGCCTCATTAAGCTTATCACTACCCAAAGCGATATTATAATCATTGAATCCTATCTCCCAGCTTGCGCTTATTTTTTGATATAGATTTGATTCAGGATCATTAGATTCCAAAAGTGCTTCAGCAAAATCTTTATCTACAGTTTTGTAAACAACAGCAGCTAAAGCAATATTAAAAGGATCTAAAGATCCTTTCACATCTTTATCTGTTAAAATTTTGTTTTCTCCAAAAGAGGAAAACGCGGAATTTACAATATGACCTACAACTTTTTGTTTTTTATGTTCAATATTTGTAGGTTTATGTGTGAAATAATTTTTAAATTCTATAGCAGTATCAGTGTCAATTCCATCGCCATTTTTATTAAAAGCATTAACTACAGCACCATTAAATGCTGCTCCAATTAAATCTACATTTTTTTCTAAATTAACAGACTTTGGTATTAACTCTTTTATCGGCTCTAATGATGCTTGAGACAATAGTAAATTATTATCGAAATTTACTGAAGCAGTTACAACATTATTGAACCGCGTTGTATACTTATACATAACATTTATTACACTTATTTTTTATTACTGTGATATAATAAAGCAGCCGCATAAGTGTTTAAATCATGCTCTGCTGCAAGACTTTGTACATTTTTCATTATTCCTAACCTGTCAAGTGTTGCAGGATCTTTAACTACTTTTTCTGCAACATCATTCCAAGAGTTTGTTTCTGAGCCTATAATAATTGCTTCACTAAGATTTTCAGCTAACTTTTTTTGGTTAGCATTTAAACGTTTTTTATTATATTTTTCTTTTAAAAGAGTTTGAACATTTTTGTATAAATCTTTTGTTAAATCAAAAACACCAGCTATAGCTTCTCTAGAATAAACTGTTGCTTTTGTGGTTCCAATAGGACGACCGACTTCATTAGGAACTTGATTCTTTACTGAAACAGTTTGAACATTAGGTTTTTCTTCTTCAACATCCCCTGCCATAGGAGGAGCTACACTTGGAACACCACCAACAATAGGATTGTAAAAACCTTTTTTTCTTTGCTCTACAAACTTTTCTTGAGCTGCCGCTAACTCATCACCAGAAGGATAAATACCTGTTTCAATAACTTTTATACCTTCTTCTGGTGGTAAGATACCCAACTCCATCATTCTTGTAACTACTCTATTAAACTGAGTTTCATCTTTAATCGAAACCTCTTCAAATTTAGCTACAGGACATTTCCCCTTAAAACCTAAATTTTTAAATATCAACTCCATTTCAGGCTGTAGAAAATCATTAAGAAATGCATTTCTAGCTTCTCTTAATCTTTCAAAAAATACTTGAGCCTTGACAGTTGTATTAGCAAATTTTTCAGAACCTATTAATATATTCTGCAAACCTTCTTTAATATCTTCATTAACAATTTTATATTTTTCATACCCTAATACTTTATTCATATCAGGAATGATAAAATCAGCTTTTGTTGTATAATCTGCAACTAAAACTCTACCTACGGATTGATTACCCAATAAAGATTGCATAGCAGAAATATTTTTATGATTAATACCCCCTTTTGAAGGCTCAGTCCCTAAAGTAATGAGCAGAATGACGTTTTCAACTGTTCTACATATAGCTTGATCTATTTTCTTCATTTCTAATTTGAAGTTAATATCATCTAAAACAGCAAAACCAAATGGCACAGCAAAAGGTTCATAATCTTGTTTTTTATAAAAAGAATAAATTACATCAGTAGGGTTTAATTGTATTTTTAAACCATTCTGAGCCCATTGACCATTTTTAATTTTATCTTTAGCCGCAGAATCCAAACTATCAAAAATAAGTTTGTCATGTTGATTTTTAGGGTTTTGTAATCTTTCTAATTCATATTCAGAAAGTATTTTTTCATAAATAACTTGTTTCCAAGATGTAGTTCTATTAGCAACCACGTAAAAAGGGTTTAATAAAGTATATTGAATTGGAATAGAATTTTTAACATCATAAGATGTGGGATAATTATGAATTTTTTCCACATTATCATAATTTAATCCGTCTGAATTAGCATAAGATTTCAATATAGATTGAAAATCATCTAAACCAAATTTAGCATTTAATTTATAAAAAAAGATATTGCCACTTCTGTAATACTCCCTAAAGTATTGATCTTTTATTCTCCATATCTTTATATACTTCATCCATTTCTGAAAAAACTCTCTTGACCTAGAACTTCCTCCTTCAAGATTTATTTCCGCATTTGAAAATTCAGACATTATATCTACAGCATTTCTAAAAATAGCTACATTAGAATAAGCTTTTTGACATAATTCGATAGCATCTCTAACATTATAACCATTAATAGACATTTCAAACGGCAAAAGACCCTCGCGAATATTAGCGTATTTATTTATCTTCGGACCTGTAGCAACTCTATTTCTTCTCAAATTAGTAGATGAATCTCCTCCATTCCTTGAATAAGCCGCAGCTTTACTATCAAAATCGTAAAAAGGATCGCCCAATAACTGAGGCTCTGAAGAATTATTTTTAATTACATCTTCCAAAGAACTATTGTCACTTTCATTCCCAGAAGAAAATTTATTCCAATAATCTGATTTTTTTGTATATTTACGTGGCATATCTATATTATAGTTACACAAAGTTACTTTCAAAGTGACTTTTAAACTTTTTTAATTTATAAACATTGGAGTAAAAGTGGCTGGCACCTCTTCTACCTTCGTATTATTCATGTCATAATAAATTTTAGCCAACCAATTACCTAAAACTAAAGCTGAATAACTATCTTTTCTTGGCTTATCTGGACCAGTCTTTCTTTTTAAATTAGAAGGTAAATCAAAACTTTGTGTACCTTGTGTTGTTGTGGTTATTTGTATCAAAGCACACTCAGTTTTTGTTAAAAGAATCATATCTGTTAAATGCTCTACAAAATCAATCATTTTAGCTTCTTCATTTTGTTTGTCAGAATCGGCCATGTTAGAAAATTTCATTTGTAAAATTCCTATTTTTTTCTTAGTTTGAACTCTAAAGTTTTGATCTATAGCTCTACTACCAAAGAATATTCTTCTATGATCAAAATTAGCCTGAAGTAATTCATTAGCTGTTCTAATCCAACTTGATGTTGGCTTTCTCAAAAATACATACTTGTGATTTGATTTATTGTATTCATTTTTTGCCATCACTAAATTTTGAGAATAATCTTCAGGCTTTTCAAATTCTGTGATAATTTGTTTTAAATTAATCCCTTCACTTTTAAATAATTCACTTTCGTTGCAAGAATTCATAAACTGAACACCACCATTGTAATCCATACAAACAGAAACAACATTAAAATTTTTTAATATATATAAAAAGTATTTTATATGATCTTTTAAAGAACTACCTGACAAAGCATAAGAATGAACTAAAGTAGTAATTTGTTTTTCTGGATTTAATTTTAAAACTTGAATTGCAAAATCATCAGAAGATTCTGTTTCAGACCATGAAGGATCGACTGCTACTATATATTCGTCTTCCGGTTTACCCACTACTTCAACAGATGGTGACTCCCCATCCGGTACTGTGCATAAAGCCATTTTAGAAATTTTAAAATAACCCGAACTATCATCAGTAAATTGAGCTCCAAATTCTCGCATAAACTGAGATTCACTCATTGTTGCTTTGGCTTGATTAATTAAGTTCTGATCATATAATTGAACAGGAGCACAATCATAACTGAATTGCATAACACAGCGCCGTGTTCTTTCATTGTTTTTTGGATTAAAAATTAAATTTTCATACTGTTCATATAGCTTATATAAATATTCAAATTTAAAAGAAGCAGACGAAAGGGCTATTAATTTGTTATTTGGCCATTGATACCTATCCTCTTCAGAAAGCTTACCTTGCTCGATCAGTCTGTTTTCTACTTGATATAATTCTTCTCTTTGCGTAGGGTTTTGCACAACAGATAAAAACGGCACGATAACTTCGTTGTATATTCTTTCTGGCATAAGTAAGAACTCATCAATGATAATACGATGAAAACGAAAACCACGTAATTTTTCACCATCACCAAGAGGTAAAGCTCGTATTCTACTTTTCCCTATTTCCATCACCCATTCATCATTACTTTTAGAAACATGAGTAATACATTGTTTTAGTAAATAAGCTTCTGGCTTTGCTGCTATATCTTCAATTTTTTTAAAAATCATTTTAGATTGGCGAAATGATCTAGAAAGAATTCCTGTTTCTACACCTTGATTTAGTATCGCATCTAGTACAGCATAAATGCCTGTAGTATAACTTTTACTCATTCCGCGTGACCAAACACCTAAAAAATAATCAGACTCCAACATACTTTTAATAGCCATATGTTGAAACGGAAACAATTGAACTCCCGTTATCAGATCTGTAGAAAAAGTTACATTATTTCTCAAAAACTGATAAAATAAAAGTTTAGCCTCTTTTTCTTCTAAAAAACCTTTTTTCTTCAATAAGTCTTCGTTGCTTATGAATTCTGGTTTTCTTTTTTTTTGATTACCTGCTTCCCAGCTCATTATCTAAATAGTATTGAATATCTACGCTCCACAACCGATCCCCTAAATGTAAAAGTTTAGGTATAATATTTAAAGATTTTTTTCTATCACCAGTGAAAATAAACTGTATGTTTCTAGGATATTTATGAGTAAGATGTCTCATGTTATGAAACACATATTCTAAGTTAGTTTTTCTTCTGAATTTTTTGTGATTAGATTTTATTTTATCTATAGTTGTTTCTATAACCACAAATAAGTAACTTTCAAGCTGTATTGCTTTTTCTATTTCTCGCTCGAACCTATCCACACCCGAAGCTAAGGTTCCTAAAAAATCGCCCTCACTTTTTCTATCAATATATGTATAAGTATATTCACCATGGTTATTCAAATAATCTCCTACATATAATTTTTCTTTTTTAGATTTTTTAAACGGTAACGGATCTTGCTCCCTTGTATCTATTAAAATTTCAAACTCTGGAGGATCATCATAAAATTCAATTGGCATTGGCTTGTTAAACAAAACTTCTATATCAATATTTAAACAAGCTTTAGTATAAGATTTAAAATGTTTTTTAAAAATGTCTATAGGAGGTAAATTTAAAGTTTTAAGCTCGTTGTGAAATGGCGCATATTTATATTCTTTTTCATCAATTCTTCTAGATATCATTTCTAAACATTTTGACTTAACTAATTCATTATCAGCATTCGTTTCCCAATCTAAAAATTCATTTAAATCAATAAATTCTTTATCAAAATATTCTTTTTTATTCGTGAAAGGAATTTGTTTTTTATAGTGAAGAGAATACCTAGGATAATATTTACAATAATATTCTGCTTGATACATTCCATGTTTTTTTAAATGAGCATGAAAAGATCTATCAGAAGAAAAACCCTCTCCACATATTTTACATTTGTTCATATTGCATCTTCTTTAGACACACCCAAAATTCTAGCTTTCCAAGAAGACATGTTTTCAAATTTTTCAGCTTCATCTTGAACAGCTTGCTTTTGCATATCGGCTATTTGTATCATCATTGTTCTTTCTTTTTCATCTTGAAAAAGTTCAACAAGATTTAAAATAGAAGCATTTTTTTGATTATTACGCTCTACTCTTTTAGCTCTTTCACCATTTAATTTTTGTATACTTTGATCAATTCTTCTTGCGCATTGATTATATTCTTCGCTAATTGTTTTTAAAATTTCAGTTAAACGAATCGTTAAATCATTTTGTTCTTGCGTTTCGTTAAACATCTCATTGACTTTGTTTTTCTTAATATCGATCTGCCTTAGATTAATATAATCCATACAAACATTTATATACAAGTTAATTTCATCAATTGTTAAATCAGGCTTATCCCAAACAGCTCGAACGAATTCTGCTTCAAACAAATCTTTATCTTGCGCACTCATATACGAATCGTAATTTCCTACAAAACGTGGACTACCTAAATACACCAATAAACGCTCTAAGTATTTACGATGCTGCAACGACAGTTTATCTTCATTTAAATTTTGACCAACTAATTTATTTACTTTATTCAAAACTGTTTTCAAAGATCTAGGCACTGAATATTTTTGATTTACCCCTGACTCAGACTCATTTAAAAACTGAGGATATTTTTCTTTTACATATTTATGTACAGCTCTATATTCAGCAGTAATGTGAATTTGTAAATTTTCTATTCCTTGAAACTTTTTATTAAACAATAATTCTGTTATTTGTTTTGGCCCCATACCAGATTCAATATTCTGGTCAATAAAAATTTTCTGAGTATCAGTTAAAACTTCTTTTACAGGAGAAAATCTTTTTTTCTTTTCTTTCTTTATAAAACCTGTTTCAATTAAATAATTTCTAACCTCTTTAGCTTCTTTAGACCGCCCATTTAGAGTATCTTTCTCATGAACTAAATTAGCTATAACAATGTAGTCGCTAAGACCCTCTTCTATCTTTTTATTTATAAATATTTTTTGTTCATCTGATAACATAATTAATCTGAAAATAAATCATTGTCGCGCAAAAGTTTTTGCGCTTTACTATATAACATCTTTTTTAAATTTTTTATTTGCTTGTATCCTGCTTTTCTTCCTCTCTCGTTAGTTTTAAATTTAAGTATTTTAGCAACTTGATCATCATCCAAATGGTCCATAAAAAATAATTTATAAACTAAAAATTGTTTATCGTTTAAAATACTTTTCATCATGAGATGCATTTTTGCCTCTGCTTTTACATAATCATGATCGATATTAGATTCAAAAGACATGTAATAATTTTGATGGTTTTCTAAACTTACAGTCATTTTTATATCATAAGCAGGTTTTTTTAATTTCTCCCATTTAGCGTATAAAGGACATTCATTACATTGAACTTTGCTAGGAGTGAAACCACAAGAATCCTCGTACACGACTTCAATACCTTTACTAGTATTAAAGGGACAAGATAAACAAGGTTTAGCAATCGAGGTGTAATTGTTTCGAATTATATTTCTTATTTGATTTGTGGCTATTCTATTAACCCAAGGCTCTATTGGGCGAGTTTGATCCCATAGGTGCCACTTTTTATATATATGAAGTTTTATTATTTGCTCTATATCTTCAAAATCAAACCAAGCAATAGCTTTTAATCTCCATTTAGATCTTCTTTTTTTTATGACTTCATCAATTTTTTCATACATTTCTTCAAAAGTCTTTTTTTTAGGTTTCATCAATATCTTGCATACCCCTTGGAGCACATTCCTTTAAAGACTCCGCTAGATATTCTTCTTGAGTTAAATTTTTAGTTTGAGAAACAGGTCGATTTAATTTATCGTGTTCATTAATTGGATTTGATTTAAAAATTTCTTCCCCTTTAAAAATATTATTGCCACCTTTTTCGATTTCATAAGATAAATTTTTAGGCTTTGTAAAAGAAGAAGGTTCATCATGATGAATTTCTACATGTTGATTCTGTTGTCTAGGTGGAGTAAAACTTGAAAGAGCATTTCCACAAGCAGAACAAAATCTAGAACCTGCAGGGTGCTTAGCCCCACATTGCGAACAAAATATATTACTCATTGATATATTATATCAAGTTTTGATTATTTATCTAATTTCTTAAATACATTAACTATATATTTTAAAATCTCACTTCTAACAATATCTGTTTCTTCAAATTCAAAACAATGAATACCTTTCGCTTCGCTTTCTTTACTTTTAAATAAATCGTATATTTTTGTAAAACCAGATTTCATGCCAATGTCTGACTGCATTGAGTCGCCACAAATAAACATCTTGGTTCCTTCCCCTATACGCGTTAGAAGCGTGACAAGCTCCTTTGTGGAGTAGTTTTGAGCCTCGTCTGCTATAATCACCTTATCGTTCCATGTAGCGCCTCTCAGGAAGTTTACAGGAAACGCCTCGATATACCCTTGGTCTTCTAAATACTTAGATTGAGTAACTGGAAGTAATTCGTCTAGCTTATCGTATAAGGGCATCATGAATGGGTTAAATTTTTCATCTACAGTTCCCGGCAAAGAGCCCAGACCCCTCTCTCCTGCTTCTGCGATTGTTCTAATGTATTTTATTTCGTATTTAGGATTTGCATTTAATAAATGTAAAGCGCAATAAACTGATAAAAACGTTTTTGATGAACCTGCTACCCCATTAATAAAAATTATTTTTGTATCATACTGGAAAGCCAACTCCACTAAACTTTTTTGTTTTTCTGTTAAATCAAATTTTTTAATTTGTAATTTAACTTGTCTGAATACATTATCGTCTAAAACTTCTTTTATTGTCCCTTTTGGTTGCCTACGTTTTTTTGTTGACATATTGTAGTATTTGTTACACTATATGTGTATGATTTTTCACTGCCTAAGTGTTCCTTATTCCCCTACGAGAAAAGAAAACTCACTATGTGCATTTACACAAAAAGTTTATAAATTTTGCAAAGAAATGACTAAACGTGGTCATACTGTATATCATTATGGTCACGAAAACTCTAAAGTGACATGCACAGAGCATATAACCGTAACCAACGACGAAATATTAAAAAAAAGCTACTCAGATTTAAGTAGCTGGAAGACGAAAGGTTATAACCAGCAAACAAAAACAGAATCTGTAAAAATATTTAACAAAAATTGCGAAAGAGAATTAAATAAAAGAATAAAGTCAGAAGATGAATTTATATTATGCTGGTTTGGTTTTGCTCACCATGAATGCGTAAAAAAATTTATCAGCAAAGCGATAGTTGTGGAACCAAGCATAGGATATGATTCAATGTTTGCTCCTATTAAGATTTTTGAAACTTATTCGCAAATGCATAAATTACACGCCGCATCTAACACAAAAGTAAAGTTCAATACGGAGTTTGTAACGTATCCCGGGTTCTATAAAGATGATTTTTTATTCAAAAAACAAAAATCAAACGTAGCTTTATTTTTGGGTAGAATGATAGAGCCAAAAGGGGCTCAAGCTGCGTATGATATGTGCAACGCTATCGGCCAAGAAATATATTTTGCTGGGCCAAATATATTAGAACTGAAAGATACCAAGTATTGTAAGATGCTTGGTTTTGTAGAACCTGAAGAAAGAAAGAAATTATTATCTGAAGCTAAATTTTTATTAGCGCCTAGTTTTTTTATTGAACCATGTAATTGGACCGTGATAGAAGCTCAGTTTTCAGGAACTCCGACTATAACTACAGACTTTGGAGGCTTTACCGAAACAGTTAAACAAGGATACACTGGATTTAGATGTTCGACTTACGAACAATTTAATTTCGCAATAAGAAAAGGTTGCAAGGAAATTAATCCTGAAAATTGTTTAAAAAACGCTATGCATAATTTCACTATAGAAATACAATGTAATCAATACGAAATGATTTTTAAATCAATTTAAAAATTGAATACAATTATCTATTTTTTCTTGCACCATTTCAAAACTAATTTCTTTACTACATTCAAAATTTTTACCTTCAGGGCACCAGTTCCAATCTTTAGCGTTGAATTTATGGTTTAAATTGTTCCAGCAACCATTACAAACATTTGCGTTTATAACTCTATAAGGGTTAGAGAATTCTGCGAAAGGTTTGCTAAAACCACTTATCATAACAACTTTTTTTCTTAAAGCCCAAGAAAGCCAGCTTATACCAGAGCCTAAACCTATATAAAATTCACAATTAGCCAACCAAGTTATAGCTTCTTGTATATTTTTGGTTTCAGGATGTAATACA